AGGCCGCTGGATTTCAAGGAGATTTTAGTGTCCCAACTCCAGCTTCTAATCCAAGAAGTCCTAGCAATAGAATGTCATTTGGTGGTAACGCGTATCCAAATCCAGCTCAAAACGAAGGAGCATTCGCAATATCTCATATTGTCATATATGATGCAGTCTTAACATGGCAGGAAATATCTACTCAATGTGCTCAAATTACGACTGGGTATCCAAACTCTCGTTATTATTTTAGAACTCTTAATAATACTTACGATGGTGATGGTACTTATCCAGTTGGTGGCGGTGGAGGTCCTTGATATATGGCTAAAACTTTACATATCGGTGGGTGGATTCTAATGAATACCTCATCACTTTACGAAGATGGGAGTGTGGTGGATGACGAACACGAAATATATGGTTACGGAACGACTGTTAGTGATGGGGAATCCATACCTCACATCACTATGTTGTCAACAATTGACCAAAAACCAGTCATTCAGGCACCAGCAATCAATTACACATTTGACGATTTAACAGATGTTACGGGTAGTTGGAATTATTATTCTGCATCATTATCAGGTGGATTGCAGACAGCACTAATAAATTCATCCAATATAAGTCAATCCCATTTTGGAGAGGTGTATTCCTTGAGAATTCAAGATACCGAGTCAACTTATTACGATGATGAAGATTACGATGTTGGGGATTATTATAAGTTTCGTGATTTTCAAGATGGGGCCTTGATAGAAAGTTATTTAATACCTGTTACACAATCTGCAGGTCCTTATTCAATACCTCCTTGGAGTTAAAATGTTTAATAAAAATGGTTATGAAGTAAAGAAAAATGTTATTGATATACCAACACTTGATTTAATATATGAGTATTACAAATTAAAGGTGGAGAATGACCAGTTTGAAATAGATACTGGCCAGGTAAATGGAACAATAACAATGTATGGTGATACATTAGGGGATGCATTGTTAAGATGGACTCTACCATATGCTGAAGAAGTTATTGGTGAAGAACTCTATCCTTGTTATACATTCATGAGAATTTATCATAATAAAGATGTACTTGAACCGCATTGTGATAGACCATCATGTGAGTTTAGTGCAACACTACCAATACATTTTGATAAAAAATGGCCTATTTTAATGAGAGAACACGATTTTGAAAAACATGGTGAAGATTTTGTAACTCCAGCTACAGAAGAAGAACCTGATGGTTCAAATATAAAAGAAATTGTATCGGTATCAATGAATCGAGGTGATATTCTATTCTATGAGGGAACTAAAATGAATCATTGGAGATATCCATTTTCAGGAAAAGAATGTGTACAATTATTTATACATTATGTGAGAAAAGATGGTGAATATTCAGATTTTAAATATGACAAAAGGAAGAATCTTGGGTTACCAAGTGTAGGTTTAAATACGATAGAAGGTGCAAAAAAAGAATATTTAGAATCGTTCTTTGATGATTAAATTCAAGAGAAGTTTAGATAAATACCAATTTTATTCAACGCCAAATCAAGTATCTTACTGGAAGGAAATAGATGAGGATAAATTACAAACCGCTATAGACCTATTCCAAGAGGAATTAAATTGGGATAAGATGTGGAGTGTAGAAGATGCCAAACAGAGGTTAGATGATGGTTGGTTATTTTCAGTTCTTGAGATAGACAATAAGCTTAGAGGTTGGTATTGGTTAAATTACAAAACCAAAGAAGGATTGAATTTATATGTCCATAAGGATTTTAGAGGTCAAGATTATGGATTTGGGTTAATTAGTTATATTATTACAGCAGCAAAATTAAGACAATTAGATTGTGTATGGGCACAAGTAGATGAGTGGAATACGACCAGTCAAAAATTATTCTTAAAGTGTGGGTTTGTAAATGAATAAGTTTATGTTGTTGTCCATGAAAAGGACAGGATCAAATAATCTACTTAATTCACTTCAAATAGCATCTAAAAGAAAAATGGTGTGGTTTGATGTACAACCAAACACTTGGAATAGATTTGATTTATCATTTCAAAGAACCGATATGGAGACTCATCCTACAAAATGTTTAGATGAATTGTACGACCATTATAGTGGTTGTAAGATAAATTGGGATGAGCCGATGTTCTATAATATAATAGATGAATTATTGGAATATCCAATTCAGAAGATTTTATTACATAGGGAAAACATTTGGGAAAAGGTTATATCAGAAGAATTAGCAATACAAACTAATCATTGGGTTGCACCTATTGGTAGACACCGTGTTTATAAAGAAGGACATAAATTTGATACAATAGATGTTGATATTGTAAGACAAAAAATAGATAATGTAAGAAATAAAATGGGTTACTTCGTAAATTTCATTGATGATGATTTTATAGTTTATAGTTATGAGGATTTGTATTCAAGAAATAATTATACCGATAAACATAGAGAGAATTTTAAAAATTTATTAGATAGATTAGATATAAAAGTTGATGAAAAAATATTCAATAATATTATCAATGATTTAATGTGCAAAGAAAAATGTTATAAGACAGATGAGACATATAATTATATAGAGAATATTTCAGAATTGAAAAAGTTACGATGAAAAAAATTCATGAAAATTTAGAGATATATGAAAAATTAGATTTTTTAGATTTAAACGAATATGATACTGTAAGTGTGAGAGAATCGTTATCTAATCAATATAATATTTGTGCAGAAGAAACATCAGAGTCTTATAATTTTGCAATAAAACTTGAACATCCACTTATTGTAGATTTAGTAAAAGAATTTACCAAAACTTTAAGTGGTATGGGTAAAAAAATAAAAGAAATAGAAGAGATTTACTTAATGTCAAATAATGAAGATTATTGTCCTATGAATTGGCACAACCATATTCAAAGTGCTGATATAGTCGGAGTTTACTATCTAAGTGTTCCAAAGTCCATGAAGGGTGGTAATATAACATTTAGAGATGGTAAGGATAATTTTGAAATGAGACCTAAAGAAAACTCACTGTTACTTTTTCCAAACTGGTTATTACATACAACAAATTACATTGAAGGTAAGAATTATAGAATATCAATAAATATGGAGGCAATATATGAATAAGATATTAATAATGATACTGATGATGTTTACAATAGCATCATCGCAAACAGCAACAATCAAAAACAGTATAATTGGATATACCACAATTAATGAGAAACATGATCCAGAAGGTAGTGATGATAGAAATGGTGATGAATATGAATCTACTATTTCTTTTGACAAACCATACCTTTGGACATTCATTAAAAGTGATGATTCAAAATGGATGGCATCCATCTTCGTAGACGCACCTTGGGCAAGAGGTAGTCTTTATGTTGAGGAGTTATTCTATAAACCATATAGTGATAAGTTCACAGTTGGTTTAGGACGACAAGCAATTCCATTTGGTTCTAATGTTCCATATTTGGATTTAACAAGAGGTGATAAATTTACCTATCAAACACCAACACCTAACGATGTTGGTTTGTTATATTTCGGAGATGGTATTAGTGTCTATGGTGGAGTTGGTAATTGGTTCATAGAAACCTATTACGGAAGCGATATAGAAAATGGATTCGAGGAATACACAGCAGGTCGTGTGAGTTATGAATTTGGTGACCACTTTGTTGGTGTATCAGTTGATAACGAAAACAGACAGGCACTTGATGTAAGTGGATATAGTGAGTTCGTAGATTATGTTACAGAATTTAGAGAAGATTACCAATGGGGAAGAGCCGTTGTTAGACTACCTAATATGTGGCATCTAAAAGGTTTAGGACTAATTGGTGGTTTGGAAAGAACCGAAGATGAAACACAGGCACTTTATGGTGTTGTGTATCAGTATGGAGAACCCAATCAATTTGTTTCCGCTGAATTAAGTGGAGAAGGTGATTTAAGGGTTAAGTTGTATTATGGTTTTAACTTAAATATAGGAAATAAAAATGACTAAATTTTTAAAAGGATTTATAGCTGCAGCAATTGCAGTATTTGCATGGTCAACACTTGAAATAACTGGTAGTTTTATATTTGCAGAAGGAGCAGGACCTGTATCGGTTTTATCGGTTAGGTTTTTAATCGCTACCTTATTGTTTGGTGGAGTGATGTTGTGGAAGAAACAAACAACAGGTGAAAATCTGTTCTTAGTTGAGAAAGAAGATAGAAAACAATTCTTGATTAATGGTGTAATACTTGCAGTACACTTATTGGTGTATTGGTTCGCTTGGGAATTACTTGACCCGAACCTACCTGTAATTTACGCAATATTCTATATGTATCCATTTGTGTTATGTCTGATTTCCATACTTTATTATGGAGAGAAGTTTAGTAATAACCGAAAGCTTGCATTAGGATTGGGAACACTTGGTTGTATGTTTGCAATTGAGTTGATACCAACATTCTCACTTGAAGGTCTAAACACTAAAGGTGTGTTATTAGATGTTGCAGCCTGTCTTACTTGGGTTGCTTATTTAATAGTAGGACAAGGTATTATGAAAAAGTATAAACCACTTACAATTGTATTTTATGATTTTCTACAAGTGTTTATTTATGTTTCATTATTTCAATCACCTATGACAACACTTTCAGAGGTAACATTCAATGGTCTGTTAGCAATCGCATACATTTCAGTAGTTGCAAGTTTTATAGCATACTTCTGTTATTGGATAGCTGTAAAGAATATTGGAGCTACAAATACAGGTTTAGTTGAATTGGGAACACCAATTTTTGGAGTGACACTTGGTTACTTTTTTCTATCCATGTCACCATCCTTGTGGCAGATAGCTGGACTCGTAATGATTTCAGGTGGATTATTCTTAGTCTATAAGGAAAAACAAGTAGTATATGACCAATGAGTTTATCGTTGAGGGTGGTGGATTTGCATTTGAAGTCCCCCACTCTCATTACTTTAAATTTGAATTGTTGGAAGGGCAACAAATATTAGATGTAGCAATTTGGACTAAAGATAATCCTAAACACGAATTCCTAAGTATGCATCATACTATGTTTATGCATGGAAGAAGAGTTACTAAAGATTCTTATTTGTGGTCTGATTATATAGAACGCAAAATGATAGCAAAGTGTGTTGATGAGACAGAGTATGAATCATCAAGTCAAGGATATTTTCATCATGGAGTTATGGGTTATTGTGATGATACGGAAAGTAAACGAGATGTAAGCTGTAAAACAAACTTTCTTAATAGTATAAAGGAGTTTGGGTTAGGAGTTGAACATCTGAATGACAATACAATAAATTTGTTCGATAAATTTAGGTGTAATCCTGATGGTTACTTAGTTAATTACCCGTCTGACGCGGTAAAAGGAGATTATATAACTTTCATGAGTGCTGAAAGTCTTTTAGTTTCTGTTTCACTATGTCCTATTACAACAAATTGGAAAGATTTACAACAAAGACAAATAGCAGCATCTGTTAAAAAAATAAAGGTATCTATTTATGAATAATAAAGAATTTGTAATTAATTGGTTTGAAAATCATATATGGGCTCGTCCATTCCCATCCAAAATATGTGATGGGGTTGGTAGTGTTGCAATAAGAGACATACCAAAAGGAACGAGTGTATACGACCTTAGTCCGAAAAGCGTTAAGGTTTGGGTAGAGTGGGAAGATATTTCCCATTTTTCAAAAGGTTTGTTAAGGTGTGTTTATGACATACAGGCTCAATGTGGATTAAAGGTTATGGATGAGGATTTTACTTGGAGTAAATCAGATGGGTCACTTTGGATGTATACAACAAAAGATTTAAATTATCAATCCAATTGGTTTTTTCAAAATCATTCCGACACACCAAATCTCGATGGTTTCACAAGAGGAGACAGAGATTTTTATTACATCGCAAATCGTGATATAGAAGAAGGTGAAGAGCTATTTGAAGATTATGAGTATGTAGAGTGGAATGGAA